AGCTTTGCCAGTTCCTGCCCCATAAGTTTGTATGACTCCTCAAGAGCTTTTCGTGCCAGCCTCTCCTCTGTCAGCTGGCGGCCAAGGGACTCTGTTAGGCTTGGCGGCGTATAGAGCTGACTCTTTTTTGATTCTTCCCACCACAACTGCAACTCCTCTTCCGACGGAATAGGCGTCCTTAAATTCCATTCTTCAATATAAGACCCATTTCCATCGTTTCTTAAGACAAAATCCTTTTTGGGAATGGCATCAGGATACTTGTACATGATGGCATCATATAAGATCATAAGCTCGCCTCCTAAATGTTTCGGTAATTCCGACCGCCTAATTCCAAAATATCGAAATAATTAAGAACCCCATTGCTGTCCATGATATAACGGGTCTTGGATCCGGAATAACCCGCATACACGTAAATCTCGATATAATCTCCTTCATCAAGTGGAACGTTTACTGTGCCTGTCACCGTCGCGTGAAATTCTGTTGAATCGCTGTTATCTTTTGGAGATGGAATGATGAAGCGATTCATCAATTTATTTTTAGCTCCGTTCTTATAAACATAAAGCTCAAAGTTTGAATATTGGAGTGAGTTTTCAATATACAGACTTGCGCCTACCAGGTACATACCGGAATGACTGGCCTTAAATCTGTTGTTTTTCGTATCAAACAATTTATGGCTGTCTTTGATGATTCGGTTGAATTTGATTTTCTGGAGTTCCCCTCTTATCAAAGCTTGTCTGCCCGTTGTCCCTATGTTCGCATGGGCAAAACCAGATATTTTTTCCCATTGGGTCCAGCCAGACTCATTCCACCAGTGCCGAATCCATGTCCCCGTATTATAGTAATAATCACCGGTTTCATTTGCGGTCCCATAAAAGTATTGAGTAAAACGATAGTTCGAACGCTTTTCGTTTTTCACAAATCCATAGCTGAGTGGATAACCAGTTTTATTGCCCTGGCCAATATCCATTAGTGTAATGCCGAGAGGATATTCACTTCCTGCAGTCCGGGCATCTTGAATCGCCTCTGAATCTGGTAAAACAGTCAATTTCTCATTGGTGAATGTTTGATCCGCATATGTTTTCGCATTCTCTTCCGCACGATCTGCTTTATCCTGGGCAGCACTCGGCGTTTCCTTGGCATTCCATTCTGCTCTTTCATCTGCTGTAATATGAATGGTTTCATCATCAACATGCCGATTAAATTCAGCTTTTGAAGCCTGCTGCACATTCTCTACATTCCCAAGCCCAATTTGAGCCTTTGTCGTGCCGTGCGGATTATTCAGATCATTTTTATGGGCAGCCAAATCGGTATGCGCCTCTTTGATGCCTTTTTCCCAGCGGTTCACGTCATCTTCAGTTATCGGATCATCCGGGAGCCAGTCCGTCTTTTCTTTATAAGCCATTTATTCCACCACCTCAAATGTAAATCGGAAATCGAGCGTGCGGTTGGTACTGACATCCAGGTCAGGACTTCGTTCTGTAATCACGTGATCTTGATCATCAATGATTTTGACACTTTCAATGTGACTGACATCTTCCTCACGTTTAGTCAGTACAGTGACAGTCGTGCCATTGATCGTGATGTCGGCAATCTCAGTTTCTTTCCCATTCAACAATACCTTTTTGATCCTGCTTTTCAGGTCGGTCGCCACGCGCTCCCTGTAGTGTTTTGTGATCATGTTAAAACCACCTCATTATTATCAAGTGTGACAGAATAGCCCACCCGGAGCTCCTTTATTTTTCGATATCTTCGATGATTCATAATGAACGTATCCTTAATCTTCAGCTGTTCATTAAAGCCCGGCCGAAATGTATATGCGAGGTGAGCCGGCTTTATATTTTCAAGTGTTTCAATAAGCTCTCTGACATTCTGCAGGTCGTCAATGTTGATATCTACATTAAAGCGGTACTCCTTTGGAAGCAGCCGAACTTGAGCCGAAGGATTCTTTAAAAATCGGTTTAAAGCTTGTTCGATAGCCTGATAAGTAGCCGGCGGAATATTAGATGTCTTCGATATCAGCCGTAGTCGCCTTATCTCTATAGAATCTCCAGATTCTCTGGCCACATTTAATAGAGCTTCCCACCGATCCAGGCCCCATGTCGCTGTTGTAATGAACAGCTGATCTGTCAGATCAAAAATATCATTGTTCTGCTGCTCAAACTCCGGAGCCTCCGCTTGTAGAATCTCACTCATTTCTCTGACTTTTGTGAGGAACGGCGGCAAACAGTTCTCCATTTCTTCAATCTTGCTCAAGGATCGTCACCGTCCCAAGCTTTGGAATGTCTTCATCCTTCAGTTCCAAGTTTTTCGTATCCCCGTTGATTTTCACATCAGCATAATCGCTGACAGACTCCGCGTTAAACACAATGTTATTGATTTTGGATAGTCGGACAATGCTTTCTGTAAATGCAATTTCTTTAAAAAAGCTTTTCACTTTATTTTCGATTTCTTTTTGAACATCCTCAATTGAGTAATCAGGTTCGGGAACAACGGCGACTTCAATATCAACTTTTTTATATACCGCGCTTTCGACGGTGACCGTCGCCCCAATCGGGGCCTGTCCCTCCCCTTTGCCTGGTTCAGGATCAATATAGTCTTTTACCTTATGGACCAAGGTTTCCGATGCAGGTTCCATTTTGGCATTCGTAATCACGATTTTAACCGTTCCATCTCCATCCCAAAGAGGAAATACCTTCGCCCGGCCAACTCCGTCTACCTCTTCCGCCCATTGCTTATAATGCATTTTATTTGCGCTTACGGCTTCCCGCCGGACCCGGACGGAATACCGCGCATACAATTCTTCGTCTGTTTCCTCTTCTTTTCCTGGAACTAGGAGTTTCCCCATGACAGCTGAATCAAGTCCTGGAATGGTATCGAGAGAAAGGAGAGGACGCCCGTCTAAATTTGCGTTTCCGGCTTCTCCGGCGGTTTCGCATTCCAAATATCCATCCCTCGTATATTTGAAATACAGATTGTCAATAAAGAAGCGGGAGCCTACGGGAATGTTAACACCTTTTGTGAATTTTGCGTCCCTGACTGCTTTTGTTGCTGGCTGCCTTTCCAAACCGGCTTCAGCGGCCCGCCTGTCTAAAAATTCACCTTGGGCAGTGTCGGCGAAGACCAATTCCAACACCGTGTCCAGCCAGATATAGGATTGAGCGAGTTCTGCAGCCGCTGGCGCCAAGGCATTCCAAATCACACTGTTTTCCCGTTTATCTATATCAGCTGGGACACGATCAAGCATACGCTCCATAATCTCATCAAACGTCTGATCTTCAAACATCTTCGCCAATCACCTCCTCAATCTCCAAGGTTCCTTCATCCGTTTCAACCGTAAATGATACATGAAAGGCGTCCTCTATTTTATGAATATCAAAATCTTTGACGGCCGTGATTCTTTCGTCAAAAATCAGAGCCTCCTCGATCAGTCGCGGGATCTCCATTTCCTTATAGGCATCGGTCGTTTCATTGTCAGAAAGAACCTCCTGCAGTTCATTTCCGATATCATGACTATAGATCGGATAACCATAACGTTCTGTTCGAAGGGCCATATAGACCATTTGTTTAATGGCATCAAGCCCTGTTATGATTTCATTCGTTATTCGGCCGGAATCAAAATCAATTTTGTATGTTTTTGAAGTCTCAATGACATCACTGTCATCCTCGATATCTTCAAATTCTACTTCCGGGGAAAGCGCCATGTCAGACACCTCCTTATATCTTGTCGATCACAAAAAAAGATTGCCCGCCTGGCATGGCTGCAATCATCACGTGGTCACCTGTATTCAATTGATTGTATAAACGGATGATTTTTTTCTCACCGTCAAGCTCTATTTCCCTTGTATGTTCCCTTAAATGTTCAGCCACAACCAACAAATCAGAGGGAATCACCAATTTGTCATTGTCTCGAATTTTAATGCTGAGAGGTGAGGCTGATACGATTTCCGCGGGCATCACATCGACAGGATATTCTGCATTCACGGCTCCGAGAGCCAATTCCTTTATGGCATCACTTAATCTCATGATGCCGACGCTCCACTTGGCATATGGTTTTTAGGGACAACATCGATCGTCATCGTGTGTTTTGAACCCTTAAATTCATGCTTGTCTGTATCGACCCAATACTTTTGTTTAATGCCGACCTCCGGGATCGAGATGTACACCGGCATGCCGCTTTGAAGATCCGGAATCCCAAGCGCCTGAATGCTTTTCAGCTCCTTTTTAACACCCTTTTTCTGTGACTGTCTAACTTTGGCCCGCTCTTGAAGCTGCGCCTGGTTGATGTTATCCGATACCGTTTCAACATACTGCAAAACACCATATTTTTTTATACCGGTGCTGTCACTTGTAGCGGCCGTATAAGTTTTGTTGTCTTTCTGTCGGCGCATTTTAACGCGTGTCGCCGTATCATTTATGGATGTACTGTACTGATAGTCCATAATGTTGACGCCAGTTTCTAATACCCAAATTTCCGATGGGTCCGGCCATGCCCGCAAACCAAGCTTTCCTTTGGATGAGTAGAGCTGAAAGTTTTTCCCCGTTTGCTTTTTGGTCTCTTTTAGGGCCTTCAAAATGATGTCATAAAGCGATGTGTCGTCTTTAATGATTAGAGATTTAATTGTATACCCTGTATTGGCGATCGATGTCTTTGGGATTTGAAAATCATTGGCGATCCGGTGGACAATTTGATCTGCCCGCTTGTTTGAAAAAACATAGACATCTTTATTTTTCACAAGATACTGCAGCATATCATAAGCAGTGAAGACTAACGTATGTTCATCTGGTATCCTGGAAAACACAATGCCACGGAACAGCTCTTTACCTTTCCACTTGAATAAAACCGTGTCACCTTCCTGGACACTATAATATTTTTGATCACCTTGTTTGACCACGATCGTCGCTTGAATAGAGCGGGGAGCCTGGTACCGCTGTCCTTCAAGGGAAACACTTTCTGTCACCAGCTCCTGCCATTCCGTTTCTTTTACTACGAATAGTTCAATCATATTTGCTCACCCCACCTGTTTTCATTGAGGTATCTTTAGTTTCTGGCCGGGAAAAATCCAATGACCAGGCTGCCTTATGTTTCGTTTACTCCGCTTGATCATTGCCGTTTTATTCGCATTCCAGATTTTCCGCCACTGCAGGCTGTTTCCATAAAATCGGCCAGCAATATGCCAGAGGGTATCCCCCTTTTTTACGGTGTATACTTTCGGCGCTGCCTTTGACGGCCGTTTCTTTTTCGTCTTCTTTTTTTGTTTGATCTTTCGCGGAGACGCTGTTTTATATTCCTTTAAGGTGATATCAAAATCCCGATCCCCAATGTCTTTTTGGCCTTCATGGTGAGTAAAGGCATCGATGCTGCAGTTTAAATTGATTTTCGTTCCGGTAACGAGAAAACGAACCGGCTTTTTATTTTTCATCCATCGTTCGATCGTGGCAATTGCATTTTCCGGCGAAGGGAATCCCTTATACTCAGCCAAAGGGGAATACTTCTTCGGAAAATAAGAGGAAAACGAAATGGTTTTGGCATTCGGATCGTTGATGAATGTGAGCTCGCCAAATTTGGCCACTTGAACGGTTTCATTTGCCGTGTTGTTGGTTACGTCTATTTTTTCAGGAAGCACGGGGAAGCGCAGCTTTTCCTTCCCCTGAGATAGCCAAAATTCGTAAACAGATTTAGTCAAAAGCTACACTTCCCTTCGTTCCAATGTTGATGTCCTCTTCTAACTCATCAACTAAGGCCTGTTTAATTTTATCAATTAAGCCATCCACATCTTGATCATTATGAAAATGCTGATCACCATTAAAATGGATGTTGATTTCTTTCGTTCCAGACGGGACGACAGTAGCAGCCCCAGTTTGGCCAGATGTGGCAATATCCACTTGATCAGATGACATGCCAGATTGTTGAGACGCTGGATCGATCACATCAAGACCAAAAGCCTGTGCTGCCTGGGAAAGCAGATAACGACCTCGGATGCCGCGCTCTTCTGGAATAATCCATTCCCGTTTTCCCCCTTCACCGACACGAGCAATTTGTTCATTTGTGATTAACCCGCCGTTCGCATAACCCTTGTAGCCGCCGCCATTTCGCTTGCTTCTCATTCCCGGCGTATTAAAAACAGAACCGTACCGAGCTTTGATGTAATTGATAGCGGCCACCGCATTATGAATCGGGTTCCAAATATCATTTAACCCTTTCATCTTATAGGCATTAAAGGTTGGATCAATGGTTTGCATTAACCCTTTTGATGGCGTGCCGCGCTTGGCGTTGCTGTCCCACAGGTTAATGGCCCGCGGGTTCCCACCTGATTCATGCATGGCCATTTGAGATAGAGGTCCAAGCCAATTCATCGACGTGCCTGTGATCATAAGAGCCTTCTGCAGCCAGTCTTTTATGTTGCCGCCGACTACCCCCATTCCTGCAAAAGCTCCAGCAAGAGAGCCGGCTTGTTTTTCAGCGAAGCTCTTCACATCGACTGAGCTTAAACCTTTCACGATACCAACAGACGCAAAACGCCCGAGACTCATCATGACTCGGGATGGGGAGTGAATATCTAACTCATCGCGGAAAGCTTGTTCCACTTTCTTGGCCAATTCCTTGGCAGCTTCTTTTACTTCATTTCCTTTTGAATTCATGCCGGATACAAAATTGCCAATCATGCCAGATCCCCAGCCTCTTGATGATTGATTCGAGTCCAGGAAAGGCTTATTGATATGGGTGCTGACATATTGGTTTGTACCCGTAGGCGTAGCATTCTGACCAGCCGCAAATCCTCTGACCGTATTCACACCCCAGGAAGAAGCCGTATTCACGGTGTTTTGAAATGGCGTCTTCACTTTTGACTGCAGGAATCCATCTGTTCCGGTAGCTGTTGCATTCTGCCCTGAAGCATATCCGGCTACAACATTTTTCCCGAAGGATGGGGAGATTGTCACCAGGTTATTAAAAGGCGTTTGAATGTTTTTCTTCTTCCAGTCTTCTATAGACACAACGTTTGAATTGAGTCCTTCGTCAAACCCTTCTGTAAATTGCTGACCAAAAGACGATGCTTGATTCGTCATGTTTCCCGCATTTATTGATGGCGATACAGAAGCAGAATAGGAAACAGCGCTCGAAATAGGTGCAACAGTTCCGGCATTCGTAGAAGCAGAACCGATATCATCAACAACCCGCATACCGAGTTGAGTTGCCGCTTGTGAGAGAAGCATCTTTCCGCGGCCTCGGTTGTTTTGAGTTGGGATAACAAATTCATTACCGGCTTCGCCGATCCATGAAATGGTTGGTTTGGTGATGTAGCCGCCTGTGGCATTTTTCTCTTTCAGCTTCAAACCAGTTTTCTCTTCACCGATTTCTTCAAAGGTAGTTTTATTTTTACCCTGCCATAGATCGTCCCAGCCTTGTTTTATACCGCCACCAAAATCCTTTGCCTTATCCCAGACTTTTCCGACCCAGCCAAACGCTTTTTCAAACGCTTTAGAAATATCATTGGCTACCCCAACAATTGGATCTTTTACATGTTCATTAAACCAATCAGAAATATCGGTCCAGTATTTGATCACTTTATTTTTTGCCATCATAAAGTGACCGTAAATTTGGATAGCTGCTATAATAAGATTTTTAATGATCGGATCCCAGACGTTCTCAGTGAACCATTTCGAAACAGTGTCCCATGTTTCCTTGATCCAATTCCATGCTTGGACAAGCCCATTCCAGATATCTGTTGCGGTCTGAATCGCAGGCTCCAAAATTGGATCCCAGACATTTTCAACGAACCAAGTTGAAACAGTCTCCCATGTTTCGGAAATCCAGTTCCATGCTTTGACAAACCAATCCCACACATCTAACGCAAATTGGACAACGTGGGACAATATTGGATCCCAAACATTTTCGACAAACCAGGTCGAGACGGTTTCCCATGTTTCAGAAATCCAGTTCCAAGCCTGAACAAGCCAGTTCCACACATCTATTGCGAACTGAACTACATGGGACAATATTGGATCCCAAACATATTCCATGAACCATGATGAAGCAATTCCCCATACCAACTGAATGGTATACCAGGCTACCGCAAAGAAGCCTACGACATTGTTTATAATTCTTACTCCAATATTGTATATAGGCGTCCAAACGTTATCTTGAAACCATGTCTTTACGGTTTTCCATGTATCCTGTATCCACACCCACGCCTGTTTAAACCAATCCCACACTTGAATGGCAAAATCGACAACAGGCTTCAGAAAAGGCTCCCAAACATTTTCTTCGAACCACGTTGTGACGGTTGACCAAGTGTTCTTAATCCAAGTGAGTGCATCATCAAACGTTTTAGAGACAGGATCAGATACATTTTCTTGAAACCAATCAGATACCTTTTCCCATGTCTTTTGAATGTTGCTCCAAGCTTCTGACGATTTTTTCACAATAGTATCCCATGTTTTCATGATGCCGCCATCATCAATCCACTTTCCAATGGATTGTCCAAAGTCTGAACCGCCGATGCCGCCGGCGACGCCACCAATAACACCACCGACTGCGGTTCCGACTCCTGGTGCAATTAAGGTTCCGACGGCAGCCCCTGCACTTGCTCCTGCAGCTGAACCTCCCAAGCCGCCACCAAATCCGCCTAATTTTTCACCAGCATTGTCTTTATTCATGCCAATGAGTTCGGTTGCAGCAAGCGCGGTTCCTAAGATCGGAACGCGTTTACCGACTGACTTGGCCCCTTTTCCTGCTTTGCTCCAGAACCCGCCGCCTCTCGTTTGATTTGGATTTGACGGAGAAACCCTTTCACCTTGACCAAACCAAGGGTTGCGATATTCCGGTCCTCGACGGCCTCCGCCAGCTCTTTTATTCTTACCACCTGGGATGAGAAGGCCTCCTGTTCTTCCACTAGAACCTGGTTTGTTTTTTAGCCACTTGTAGCCTGCGAAAACACCAGAAACAAGCTTCCCAACAGGCTTGAGAAGACGTCCCACCTTACCGATAAAGGCTAAAGCGAACGTATCAGCAAGAAGGGCACCACCAACAGATCCTTGACCGGTAACCGCATCCCAATTTAATTTAGCGAGCTTTTTCGCAATGCGCATCGACAACTCAACCGGATCTAAAGCATCCACAAAGCTGACAACAAATGTCCGGCCGGCTTTTGTTCCAGCATTGACGAATCCATTTTCGGATGATTTATCATCAATTCCGAGCAAACCATTGATAACTCCATTAATGATGCCGCCGTAAGTGCTGCCGAGATTGCCTGCCATTTTAATTAAGCCGGGTTCTCCCGTCTTTTTCCACCATTCTCCGAAAACATCCTTCGTATTGTCGAGAACAATATGCCAGCGGGTTTCAAAATCCATATCCCTGTATTTCTGCAGCTGATCAAACCGTTTTTTCAGCTTAGGATCTTCTTTGAATTTAAGCTCCAGCTCTTTCTTTTGTTTTTTCGTAAGTTCTCCTGGAAAAAGGATTTTAAACTGTTCACCGATGAAGCCAAACACATTTTTCGTCGGATTCAAGAAGCTTTCTGCAAAGGCCTTCCCTGCCTTCTGAGCTTTATTTGTAAGGTCTGTCAGTACAAAAGAGTATTCCCCTCGCCATTCTCTAAACGCTTCAAGAGCCGGCTGAAACGCCTCTGCCAGCCCTTTTCCCCATGGCATGAGAATGGAGTTATTGATAAAGGACTTAACCCCTAAAAATAAGTTTGCGAGGTTGTCAGACATCTTGACCATCATGTCATTGTATTTGCTGAATTCTTTTGTGACCTGTGGCCAAGTTTTAGAAATGTCCTGTCCGCTCTCTGCTAATTTCTCAAGTTTGCCGCGGGCCTCACCTGAGATCGCCCCCATTTCTTGCAGGGCTGCCGTCGCATCCCCGATCGGACGGCCAGACTTGATCCCATCATAGAGACGTCCCATCCAAAGAGCGACTTCCGAGAATGGCCGCTGCACACCTGCAGCCACGTCCCCGACAAGCTTCATCCCTTCAGCAGTAGAAAGGGCATTTCCTGTAAAGACCTGCAGTACCCGGCTTGATTCAAAGATTTCATCCCGGGTAAATGGAGTTTGACCAGCGAATGTTGTTAATTCGTCCAGCCTTTGATTGGCTTTAGCTTGGCTCCCAAGTAGGGTTTCAAATGCAGTCGTCATATTCTGACGATCGGCGACCATCTTTAAAGGAACAACAACCCCTCCAGTTGCCCCGGCTCCTACACCGAGAATTCCGAGTGTTGAAGTTGCCGCGGAAGCGATCGCCTTCAAGGGCTTAGTCGCAAGGTCTAACACTTTGACAGTGGCGGTCCATGTACGATTCAAGTGTTGGTTTGCAAAAGACGTAACCCGACGGGCAGGTGCTGTAAACCGATCAATCGCTTGAATGCTTGATCTGTAGTATTCCGGTATTTCACGCCTGGCACTTGAGACGATACGATTCACGGTTTTCGTCACCATGTCTACTGCCCGAACTGTAACATTGTAGCCTCTTCCTAGCTGATCTTTGGCATACCTGGAAATACGGCGAATGACGGCCGTCGCCCGATCCTTTGCCTCAATAAGGATTCTGCGAGGACCAGATAAGTGACGATCTAAATATCGCCTCAGTCGCAAAATCTGCGGTGTTGCCCGGTCTACCACTTTCATCATGATTTCATGGGTACGCGGCATCCGTCGTGCGATAAACCGATTCATCTTTTGCATGGATCGGGTAGCCAAATCTTTCACAGATAGGACAAGCTGATGAGACTTGCCGATATCCCTAAGGATGAACATATGAATTCTTCTCAATGTTTGGCTGGCCTTGTCTCTTACCCGAATGACAAACGGGCGCTGTTCAGTCCTTTGTCTGAGTCTATCAATACGAACCATCTCACCCCGAATCGCACGTAGACGGGAGGTCATGCGATCCTGCAGATCAAAGCGTGCAGTTAATTTGGCCATAATCTATTTACCTCCCTTCTTTGCCTCTTTCTCTAAAACTTCAAGCTTGTGACCGATAAGTCCAAATAAAAACGCCTTAAAATGTCGAGGCGCTTCATAGACTTCTAATAGTTGGGATGGAGAATAATGAAGCTCATGCATGCAGTAATACAAATACACGGCCTCCTTATTCCCATCCTTGATTAGTTTTTTACAGCGGCTTCTAAATCTTCTGGATCGTCTTCAAAGCCGTTGATTTCAATCGCTTTGTTGAGCCAGTTCGCATATTCACCGCCGACAGACAGCACGCGCTTGGCGACTTCCACTGGATCAGGAGTTTTATATGCCTCTCTCAACTCTTTTGAACGGAAATCCGGGTAAACAGTAGATTCAACCGCAATTCGTGCATAGAAACGTTGAGTATCCAAGTCTTTCACACGGCCCCGACCTTTCACATTTTTATAGGTGGTGTTCTCTTTTTCCAGCTCATCGATGCGCTCCGTCGTGATGGCTTTGAACACAAAAGGAATGACGTTCCCCTTTTTATCTTTAAAACGCTTTGAGATAGGCACCTTTACTTCTTCCGCTTCTTCGGTTTGTCCTGGCATAAAGAAGGAAAGATCATATACTTTTTCGTTTTGTTTTTCGCTCATGTTTATTAGCTCCTTTTCATTTTGTCTTTAGGCAATAAAAAAACACTCTCAGTGTTTGAGAGTGTTATGGTAAAATATTCATTGTACATAAAGCTCGGCTCCCTCAAGGGTGGTCTGGCTCACTCCCTGAGAAAGGGGGTGAAGCCTATGATGTCGACGTTTCAAAGTTTATCTTTGATGTTCATGTTCGGGATGTTTATCCTGGCATTGTTGACATACATTAAAAAGAAGTAGACCTCCCTTGAGCCGCTAAACTTTTAGGGAGGTCCATTTATTTTTCACCTTCGGAGCCAGCCCCTTGACGGGCCCGCTTTGTGTACAATGACTCGACTGTTGGCCGCAGTCGGGTCTTTTTTAGTATATGCGTTTTCTAAAGAAGTAATACCTCAATCATGTTGTAGTCATTTCACAGTCTTATACTATAATATAGCATATTTTATCTTAAAAGCGTACTTTTGAAAACAAAATCGCCCCAAAAGTTCTCTTTAAGTAAAAATTCAAAAAGTGTCTGTGGTTCTCAAAATCAATCCGACAAAATTGAAGAGCACTGTCTTTCTAACAAATTTGATAAAACGCATAAATAATTCTTCAAGTAACAACTAATCATCGTGCACTTAGTAAGAGTCTACTTTTTTTCTTGGACTCTTGTATAATAAGTCATATAACCAAAAAGGAGGTGTCAAAATGAAAATAACACTATATGAGATGTTAAGCTTAATGATCGCAAATAACGCTTGCTTAATCTCATTGTTCACTCTCATATTGATGTTGACAAAAAAAGATCCTACTAACTCGTAGTAAGATCCAAAAAAACAGAAAGAACAAAATTTGTTGACCGTACGGTGTGGCAGCACCTGCGGTCTTTTTTGAAATGCATTTAAAAATATTAGTTTAAACATCTTATTGAGATGAAAAAACCAAACTTCGCAATACTTTTGTTTAATGAAAATGTAATGCATTTCACTAATATTATTATTACATCATTATTAATTAGTTACGTCAATAGGTATACTTTTTGTCAATCCCGGCCTTCTTTGGTTTCAGTCGGTTAGCAATATTCTAGACAAAAATTGAAGAAAAATTGTAATGCATTTCATCAAAAATCAAAAAATAATACATAGCTCTCACTTGAATTGCAATACTTTTAAAAAGTGTCATTCAATTTCTCAGGAAGATCAAAATCTTCAAAAGTAAACGGCACTTCCTCCTCAAGCGCTTCTGAGTCCACGTCGAGACCTGCGATTTTGGCGGAGTCAAAATTCACATCAAACAGTGTGACACGTTCTGTTCCGCGGCCGGAGGACTGGTCATCTAGGACGGCCTGCAATGTGAAATATTGATCTTCTCCCTTTTTCACATAGTTCAGCATGAGCTGCACAAACCCGGAGGTAACTTTGTAGAACGTGGCTGTTCCTGTTCCATTTGCCCCCGTTGTTTTATGCCCCGTCATACGGCGGCCTATGACATTGACCTCTGCTTTGTTTTTCTCCACGTTTGCTTCAAATGTTTTAATAAAGGCCAGTTCTTCACCATCCAAAAACAGACGGCCTTCTTTTCCTGAAATCGTGTTTTGAGCTTTAAAAGCCATCTTACTTCACCTCCACATTGAAGTAGAATTTTTCAGCTGCATCAACCGGCTGAACGGCCAGGTCAATCAAGAATCCGTCACGGTCCTCATTTAGCTTGATAGTCAGATCGTTCTCTGAATCAAATCCTATAATCCCGTCTCCATCCTGAAGTGTCGTCAGGTATTGAATGATGAGCGTTTTGACATACTGCAGACCGTCATCAGAAGCTGGGATGTCACTGCCGGTTCCTTTTCTGGATTTAATGAGCGCCTTCAGTTCCCGCGTGAGATCGTTATTGATGGCATCCAAAACCCGGATGATTTTGTTTTTTGAGAATTTCTTGTTTTTCTCGGCGGTAAAGGTTGTGAGAGAATTAATATCCTTTTCAACGCTGACAGATTTATCGCGAGCGTCAAATGTGAATAAGAACTCCCCGTTGTTCAACTTCTCAATGACTGTGTCATCATCCAGGCGGTTCAGGACATCCACCGCACCTTCGTATTCAACAAAGGTCAAGGATTGATTGAAAGAAGCTCCTGCACTGGCCCCGGCAACCCATGCTGTGGCCTGATGCGGCGCAATTTCTGTTCCGTCTTCCAACAGCACGCCTTCTGTCACATTGATAATGCCTTCATAATCCCCTTTATAGCCGGAAAGAACACCTTGAACCTTGCGTCCCTGCTTATCGCGTAAACGTTGAATAAAGGATACGAATGTGGCTTTCAGCTGCTCACTATTTTTCACCGGTAATGCGATGGTATCGAAGTATTCTGTTTCGGCTGCCTCCAAGAAGTCCATATAGTCTTCATTCGATACACTTTTGTCTGTACCGCCAGACAACCGGACTCCGGCAGAAGGGTTTAATTTTCCTTCTTCCTTGTCACCTTCAGCCCCTGAAAGCGGAATTGTAATGGTCAGTTCCCCTTTTCCAGTGAAGGTGACATATTGGTTTGACTCGAGTTCCTCTGCCTTAGAAACCGTTTGTTTATCGACTTCAGACTGATTAAAGAATGTAGTGACATCATATTTTGAAGAATCCAGGACATTCTCGCTGACTTGAATAATAATGTCATTGCCCTTTGTGCCGCCATAATTGGCCGTAGCTTTTACACCTTCACCAATATCACCCGTGGCCCTGTTTCCTTCATTCAAGCGATACAGGAGAACCGTCTGTGCTTTTTTCTTAGCCTCTCTGAAAAGTAGGAGGGTTGCATCATCAATTGGCAAACCGACTTTCTTATTCAGGTCCTCAATGCTTGAAATTGAAATGAACTTTTTCGCTTCTCCCCAGCTTGTTTTAACAGGTACAGCCGCAATCCCACGCTCACCAAGAGAAACACGTTCCTGGGCTGTCGTTTTAAAATTAAAATAAATGCCGGCACGTTCCTTCTCCTTGCCGGGCGTAAATGTTCCGCCATTCATTTAGTTAGCCTCCTTCTGAAGAAATTCGCGAATGCGTTTCTTCGCTTCTGTTTTTGTTACTTGCTTCTGACTTAAACCAAAAAGAGCACCATCCAGAACTTCAGGTTTAACCCCGAACAGCTCTTTACTGTGCTCCCGTAAGTCTTGAATATGAAAAAGAGATTCAGGGCGGCGCGTGGCATTCTCTTGCCCCTGAACCTCTTCTTTTTTTGCTTTCTTTGTATCCACTTATTTCACCCCGCTTGTAAAATCGAAATCTTGAAGAGACGGCTTTTCATCTCTTTTGTACCAATACCGGCTGTTCCATTGAACAACCAGCACAGCGACCCCTTTATCAGATATTCGTGATTCTATCCGATTGATACGCAAAGATTCCCCTGTCTCCGTTCCTTCAGTATCAACAAGAGGAATCGTGCTGCGCCTTTCCCGTACAGCCTCCGCGATCTTCTCAGCTTCATCGTGGGCCTGTTGTGAATCCTTATGAAATAGCTTCACATTGAGGCTGTACGTTTTCATATACGTTGATACGGTGTCATTCCCATCCGCTACGGAAGGCGGTGGGAAATAGAGAGACGGGGTTTTAATTTGAATAGGAATCTCCCGGTCATATATTTGCACGGGAAACACCCGATAAAAGAAGCTCATAATGGACCCGACTTCATCGTTCAAGCCATCACCACCTTTAGAATTCATTCAGCCATTCTTGAAGCTTGCGGTCTAAGCTTTTTTCAAACATTCGCTCAAAGATCGCCAGTGCATTGTCCCAGAATCCGGATCCGTCAATCCATTGAAACTTCAGCAGCATTCCGGTTTCCGCAGCGGGATCATATTCAAAGCGGTCACCTTTCCATCGCCCAGGAACCCACCGGCGGTCGAGATTCTTTGATGGATCAATTGTAAAGTGCCCGTCGTTTACAAAAGAAGCGTATTCCAAATTGGTCCCTACATCCAATGTCAGATTGCCAGCGGTCGTAGAGAAAATATTGTCTGCGTCACCCTTCTCAAAGGAGTTTAACAGGCGGCGCGTTTCGACGGTTTCAGTTTTCATAATTTCATCTTGAACAATATCCAAAAACTCATACCCCATCGCCTCAAGCCAAAGCTCATATTGGCTTTGAAGCCCTCCGTCAATTGCTTCATCGAGAGCCTGAATAAATTCATCCAAGCCGTCAATTCTCATAGATCGTCACTCCTGACTGCCATCACTTCGATGTGATGATTTTTAATTTTTCTTGGCTTCTGCAGCTTATAAGAAGTTCCTTCCCAAATCACTTTGTCATTGAGTCGAATATCCGCTGAAGCTGGGAAATGAACCAGAAAAGAGTGAACGATCAATGTATTCGGTTCCTGATGCACAACGGATTGATTTTTCTCCGTAAAGTAACAAGCTTGATCTAAAATATCCGGTTCATCGGGATACGAGAATTCTGGCTGGCCATCCTGAACCGGAACACCATACCGGGATTCCGCTGGCTGTTCCTCTTTTAGATGGTAGATGTCACAGCGGTGTGTTAAGAGCCGGCTGTAGCTCATAATGCCCTCACCCTAAGGAGAACAGATCCTTTACCATCAGGTGGGACATTTGGATCCTCAACAAAATCTTTTAATAGATTTGCGATATCTGGCTTTTGAATGGTCTGACCATCTCCAAGCGTATAGGAATAGTCTCCGATTTTTTCAGATTTATAGCCCTTGACGATAGATTCATCAGAATTAATCAAAGCGAAATATTGCGCCAGCTTTAATAAGGCCAGCTTGACCTTTTCTGGCAGCGGCTGATATTTTTCACCAGAGAAATCATGACCGACGATGCTTTGAATTTCGGTTTCTGCCTCCAAAATGTCATGCTGAAGCAGGTCATCAGGCCGAGCCTTGACCGTATCGAAAACAGAATAGGCAATCACTTCGTCAGGAGTGATCAGCATGACGCGTCACTCCCCTTGTTTCTGCAGGATGAAGGCAACCCTTTCATCTGCGTTCTTGAATGCTGCTGGATCGCCACCAAGATCAGAGATAATGGCCTCTTGTCCTGCCTTCGTCATGCCGCGCAATTCTGATTCTGTGTATGTTTTTGAAGCAGGTGACGCCGCTGATGTTTTAGCGGCCGTTTCCTCTTCCTTCGATTCGCCGCTGTCTTCTGTGCCACCATCCTTGGACTTGCCATCAGTCTCGGGGTCTTCTTTCTCTTCTTTTTCTTTGATCAATTTGCAATCAAATTGTTCATTGTCTTTAAGATAAAGATACACCGATTTCTTGACGTCTCGCTCTGCTCCCAGGGTAAAAACATGGTCCATAACATCGTAAGTTTTCCCTTTGATCAGCTGCGCTTTATAGGTATCTGCCATGCGTCTTCACCTACTCTTTGACCTTGATGATTTTGGCTACCGCGTCCTCTTCCTCAAACACACTGTCCAGTTTTGCAGTCAAAACAATAATGAATTTTCGACGTCGGATATCTTTATCGACTTCAATTCGGATATTACGGGAGAAGCCGAGCACGATGTTTTTTGGATGAGTCAAAATGACGTCTGATACGTCGATCGCTTTTTCTCCTTCGCCAGTGGAATATGGCTGCATGTTTGCAATTCCCTTGATCGGCACACCAAAAGCAGACGAAAGCCCGCCTTGAACAGCAGCATCCCCTAAGTTGGTTTGACGATCAGCCACTTTATCCTTCCATTCCACTTCAATGCCTGGTGAAGTATAGAAACGGAATTCTTGCGGCACGCGCAAATATTTAGGCGGTACAGCCTTATAACCCCGTTTGAAAATTTGCCGTGTCAATTCCTCGCCTGCAGCATCTACAATGTGAGATTGGGCCTGCTTACGGATTCCATCAATTTGTGCAAGGAATGAATCATCTGATTTTGAATCACCGTTAATGATCAATTCCTCGATATCCACTGCTGCACGCTCGGCCAGCATTTGCATAATCGTTTTTTGCAGCCCATCTTTTTCGATGTTGTTTTCAAGTGTGTCATACGTAATGTGGGCTTCCGCGATAACTTCTTTTGTGTTAAGGCTGATTGTGCTTGTAGTTGGAACAGCCCTTTCATCAGAAGAAAGCGACTTTCCTTCCTCCGCTGCCCTGAGAATACGCTGGCCAAAACCGATCTTCTCAAATTTCTGTGTATCATGGTCCATCGGAATGACGCGGGCATCATTTAATATTGTTGGCGTATCTTGAACCATACGAATAAATGTATTTGCCTGAGTAGGATTCATCATCCCGCCGCTTTTCAGTGATGCGAGCGTCATTTCTGCCTTGTTGATAATCTCCTGGTTTCTCATCGTATTCCTCCTTTAAAGTAAGCCGTCCCAAACGGACTTTTTGATTTCTTCGTGGTCTGACTCCTGATCAGATCCAGCTTGTTTTGAAATTCCGCGGCTCTTTTCAACAGCTTCTAAGCGTTCTTGAATAGGTGAGAGCTTTTGTTCAAGCAGCTCATCCATTTGTTTAACAAGGGACTGTTCTTGCTCTTCCTCCTGCCCGTCCCCCTCTGCAGATTCCGCTTCCTTTTCTATTTCATCAAGTCGCTTGGTGATCGGGTTTAATTTGTCATCAAGCAATTTCTCAATATCTTCTTTTTTCAACTCGTCTTCCTCCTCATCGTCCTCTGCCTGACTCAGTAATTTTCCGAGAGCGGCATGAGCATTTTTGATTTCCTTCAGATTGGATGCTGAAAACTTGCGGCCAGCTTTTTCGATAGAGGCTTCTTGTTCTTCGTTTTTGCCTAGAAAGAAGTTTTTCAGCAAATTAAAAAGCCCTTTCTCTTCATTGCCAGAAAGAGAAAAAGGCTTTTCTTTTTGTTTTTCGATTTTCTCGGCGGTCCCGGCCATTGAATAACCGGTAATATCGCCTTTTTTGATCTGTTCCCAGACCTCATCCGAAGCTTTTGTGACAAGCACCCAAGATCCCTTTTTTATGGTTTCACCATTGACCTCAAAGTCCCCCGGCGCGACATAGGATTCCACCACTTCACCGACACCGCCTTGAAAATCATGTTGCTTATCAATCTCCCGGGCATCCTTCAGAAATCCGTGGGCAGCTTTCTCAATTTCTGCAGCTGTCATGAAGTCCCCGTGCGCGTCGGGCGTATCTGGTTCATATACGATTCCGTATACAAGCTTTTTTTCATCCTCCGCTTTTGTCAGGACTTTGATTTCCTTCTGAAAATCAGGCTGTTTTTCTGATTTCATAAAAAAGAACTGCTTTTGATTAGCAGCCTTGTCAACGTAAGAAACATGTGTGATTATTGCGTTTACCAATTCTCTTGGCATATTGTTCACCCCCTTTCATAAAGAAAAATCTCATCTCCTTCTTCTAAAATTATGTACAATCTTGGTCCAAAAACTTCTGTTGTCATCATGATTCAAATCCGTTTTTTCATAATCTCCTCTTTTTAGCTCAGATACCATTAATTTTTTCAATTCTCTAATATCATTATCTATTACTACGGTGTCAATGGCCTCAAGACGACTATCTGACTCTCTCCTATCAAACTCATGAGCAAATTTTTCTAACAGCTTGTCAATTAGGTTAGAGATTGGTTCAGAAAGGAAAAGTATATTATGTGAAAAAAAATCAAAAGCTTCCTCTACATCCTTTCTTAAACTTACAGCTAGTTCATTCTTTATTATTCTACTTACCTGTTGTAAGCAATAATCTTGATCAAGAGACCATTTCTCATTACATTTCTCGTCAATTTTTGTTGCTACCTCTTCAGAAATATTAACCCCAATTGACTCATAGTAATCAAAGATATCAGATGGTTTCTTTATTATTTCTTTGCTAAGATAAGATTTTTGCTCATAGGTATTCAAATTTTTATTTATAGAAAAAATACGCTTGAAAATTTCTGGGTATAGTTCATGTCTTTTAGTAGAGTACAAACTAAAATCATGCATTTTTCTCTCTATATCAAACCTTCTATTTTCAGCATGTTGACTAAGAGCATCTTTATATTTTTCTAACCTTTTTTTGAAAGAATTAGAAATTAAGTTTTTTGAGACTGTTTCGATTATAATGGTCACAATCGAGCTAGTTAAGATGGAAACTGTTATAGGATTAGCGAAAAAAGACTTTACTGATTCAAACATCTTACTTAAATATTCTCTATTTTAAATAGTGTTGGGAAATCCAATTTAAAATCTTCAATTGCTTCTTTTTTCGCTTTTGTAAATTCATCCCCCGTAATAAACCCTTTTTCATTTAAAAGGATAAGGAGAGCATTGGTGTTGATCATGTTATTGACGGCCTCTTCTAACAAATCAAATTCTCCATATTTGATACCCACTTTATACACCCTCTTAATTTTGATTACTATTCTAAAGCTTCTCTAGGTGCTCTAGCTCTAATTGTTTCCAATAAATTATGAGTTAGTTCTTCATTGATTAACCCATATTGGGTTATGTTGTCGACAATGTTTCTTTCAATTCTTTCATAAAAATGCCTTACTTTTTCCATTGAATAATTTTCTTTTTTAATGCCTACTTTAGTTTTTCCATTCCTTATTCCAATTTGGACTGAAACTCTATGTTCATTTTCTCCGTAAGTCATAAGGAGATTCATTTTGATCCCAACTAAATCTCTTCCGTGCCAAAAAAGATATTCACATATTGACCGATCATCGATCAGGTCACTACCTCCCTTTACCGTGACTTGTTGGGGTTCTCTACTGCCTTGTATTGTTTCTAATTCAATTTGATATATGGTTCCAACAGTACCCACCTGAGATAAACCGTGATAAATATAATCTAAAAATTTAACTGTTCGTGCTGAAAAGCTTCCTCTTAGAGCATCTGTAATTCCAGTTTGGTTTGAATCAAGAGGTCTCACTGCATGATCGAAAACAAGAGTTAATGCAGTTAATGCTTCATTAAATAAATCTCTATCTCCCGTAAAAATAGTAACAATCCCTAACTCACGCTTTATTAAAATTCGCACACTTTTAGGATACCTAATTACTTTAGAGTTCATCTCTTCAAAATCATACTCTGGCTTTTTTACGATTCTTCTAAAATAAACTACAATCTCCTGATCATTATATCTTACCAGCTCTAATTGTTGTTTAATTTGTGGTTCATATTCAGGAAGCTCTCTATTGAAATCTTTAGAAATATTAAAATCATTGATATTTGTCCTAAGCTCGTCTTCATCAATTAAATTAAAATTTATAATTCCAATATGGGCAATATAACGCCTTTTTGGGACACCAAATTTATTAAAAACAATTTCTTCAATGTCTTCTTCAGGAATACGTCTAGCTAAATCCTCAACTAATTCTATTCTGTTTTCTCTAGGATTAATTCTTTGATCAGGTCTGTAACGTTCAACAAGTCCACTTAGCTCTGGGGCAGATGATTTTCTTATCGCATGTCTTAAGGTAAACCCATCCGGCATAATACACACTCTCCTAGTTAATGGTCAGGATTCATTTCATTTTGTGATTTCGAAACAATATATTTCGAACCACCTCATATGAAATGAAACTCTTTATGCCTTATTATACAATAATCCCCTTAGAAATTTTATCCTTTCTTTTGAAATCCATTTTATTTAGGTCAATAAGCACTTGATTTCTAATACTTTCTTTATAAAAAATATTTAGGTTTAATATACTATCATCAACAACCGGGCTTAATACACAATGACAATTCACCCGCTCTTTTGCTGATAGTTTTGAGTCTCTTGGATGCATACAGGTTTCCCCACTACCTGGAATCGTAAATTCTTCATTGACACCAATGACTGTTCCATCGAGAGCCATGTGATTTTCACGAGGATTGTTTTTCTTTCCTCCGCTGTGCCTCCACTTTTTCGCGATGACAGCCGGCGATTGAGTATAGGCCTCCTGCTGTGCAGCAGAGGAAGCGGCAAGCACTTCAGTTATGGCCGTAGTTCGAGCCCGAGATCGATCAAACTGCGGCAGGTCACGGAGAGCCAATTCAATGTCCTGAATGGAAGAACCGTTCTCAATGGCTTCTGTCAGTATGTTTTCTACCGCCTCATGGGTATTCAATTTCATGATCTCGGCCAGTTCCTCAGACCAGCTTTTGATCCATTTAGTCGAGCGACTGGAAATAGCTTTAAACGGGACTTCCGGATCCAATGAATCCATAATGACAGAAGCCAGCTCCTCAATGGTCTGCTGTAGGAAACCTTCTGTCAGCTCCCGAAATTGCTCCTCGAAGTCGTCCCCCGCAAATAGATTCTGCGTAAAATACACCAGAATGGCTTCTAACGTTTCTTTTGAGTCTTTGCTTACAAAATCATTCAGACCATTTAAAAACTTCTTACGCTGGCGTCTGAGGAATCTGGCGACCTTTTTTTCATATTCCTGGACATAACCGGGTATTTTAGAAAGGCCGGGGAAATCAGGTATAACCTCCACGAGTGATTTTTCATCATCCTCCTCGGCCTTTCGAATAAAGACGTTCAGACTGTTTAAAAGCTGATCGGTCTTATTCATTTTGCTTCAGCTCCTCGAGAACATCCCTCATATCCTTCAGCAGCATAATCAAATCCTCTGACCGATTGTCTTTCGATTTTTGAAAAAGAGCCTGCAGCGGATCAGAAGAATTGTTTTGAGCTTTCCCAAGCGGCCGGCTGTATTCATCCTCCGGCCATTCTTCAAGTGTTTTCCCAAGCACACGGCCAGCCAGATCCCGGAGATCGTTGGGTGATACAGCGCCGGCATTAATAAAAGGCCCCAATACTTTGGCAATCTCCATCGGATCACGGAAGTCTGGACCTTTTAAAGTAAGCTGAGCATGATAAATATTCAAATCAGACAGAAACAAATTATTCAGTTTGCCGGTTATGATCTTCCTTTCTGGCTGAAAGACTTGTTCTTCTGTGATTTTTCGAGCGGTGTCCGCGGTCGCCTTGTTATACTCGTGTGCTTCCCCTGTATAAAGCGGTGGCAGACGGAAGGCAGAACGCAGCTTACTTCTGCTTTTCTCGTCATATTCAAGGAATAGGGCGTCTTGCTGCAGAATTTCACCCAGGGACTTAATATCAACTTTGACCGAGGAAACATCCTCTTCCCCCGTAATGCCCTTTTCAGTTGGTATTCCCTCTACTTCAAGCAGGAGGAATTTATGAGCGTTTTCTGTTCCTTCAAGGTCATTCATGTACTCCTGAAGCTGTTGATAAGAGGATTCAGAAAGCATCCCGTTTTCCACCGTTATGGCTGCCGGGATATGGCGCCCTTGCTTAAAGTACATGTAGTTCAGTTCCTCCGCTTTTCTGGCCCCGTATAGATTTACGATATGCCCAATCCAACGGGGAACGCCATAAGCACCGCTGCCGAGCTTGAAGTGAATGACTTCGTTAGCTTGAAGCTCCTCTGGAGTGTTGGCTTCATATTTGCCAGTCCGCAAATTCATAATTCGCGGATCCCCGTATTCCTTGAAGAAGACCTGTTTTCCATCAACCATCTGAACGTACTTCCGGAATCTTTTCTTCCGCTTCATCGTTTTGATTTCATTGTGCTCCCGAAATGTGAATTCTACTTCGATAGGCTCCGTATAGTGGCACACCCTCATGTTTTTAACGTCCAGATATTCAACTCCCGCTGGTTTCCCGGCCCCGTTGCGGAGGACTTCTAGAAATCCGTTTCCGGTTTTCTCCCGGTCTTCTATAGCATACCCGACAACAATTTCGGCCGATTCGTCAAAATGAAGGTAGCGGATAAATTCCTCAAGCCGTGTCCAGTCATTTTCCGCAGCCTGCTTTTTTTCAGACTGTATATCATCCCCATTGATATCAAAGGTGTATTCCACATCAAAGCCAAAGCCGAGAATATTTGTCTTATAGGCATGAATGCATTGCTGCAGAATCGTCGAATATTCTGCGATGCTTTTCAGTTCCTTCAAATTGTAAGGCGGCGCAATGATGTCATTTTCTTGATAGGTGAACTGATCTTCATAAATCTGTTTAGTCGTTTCGCTCGATGTATTCGCTTTGAACACGGTGGCTTTCACAGATTGTTGAGCCATGCTTTACCTCCTCTCTCTATTTGGCCGCGGCCGGATTTTTGGTTTCTCCTTCAGATCGGTGACCTCGTAATCATCTAGGGCGTACCAGATGGCTGAAAGAGTGTGGGGATCGATCTTGAATTCATCTTCAATGATGTTTCCCAGCTTGTCCTTTTTATAGGTCAGTGGTTTGAGTTCAAAAATGGTGTTCCTGCATTGGTTGGAACAAATGATCTTTTTAAACCGCTTGATCTTTTTCGTATACTGTAGGCGCGAACCTTGATACTTATGTGCTCCCACCATATTGAAACCCTGCTGCCGGAAATACTGAATCGTTTTAGGCTCCGCTGAATCAGCTTTGATAAGCTCCTGGGTTTTCTTGAATTCTTGGAGTTCCTCTGCTGTTCGATCATCCGTCATTCCTCGCTTGTAATACTCCCAGTAGACATAAAGATATTTTTTCTTATGGTCCACCGCAAGCCGGACAACTGCGTTATAGGATTCCTCAAAACCAAAGTCCATTCCTACCCGCTTGATGGGACGGTCAATGTTCGAGATGGCCTGCATCACTTCATCGTGTGGCCACTCTTCAAACTGAGGAAAAACCCGAACCCCATTCACACCAAAATGACCTTTCCGGGCGATGCGGTAAAGGTCTGGATCGTATTCTTTCAGTTCATCCAGTTGCCTTACATAGCTTTCTGGTAGAAACAAATTATCTTCCGCCGTGGAATGATGATAGTATGTGTCATTTAAGACGATCGTTCGCTTTTCATAAAGCTCTTTATCATCCAGGACAAATCGATTGTTCAGATCGTCTTTAAAGAAATGCTTATACGTCCAGTTGTCTTCCCCGACCGGATTCGTGGAAAAAATCATATGAAGCGGTAGCGTAGGATGCCGCAGACGGCCGAGAAGCTCTTTAAAGCCTTCATATTTGACCTCTGAACATTCCTCAATCCAAATGATCGAAATGTTATTGATCGATTTCAGTTTGGCCGGCTTATCCAGCCCCTTGAAGATGATCCGGCTGCCATTTGGAAACCTGACCTGCATTGGGGATGTCATACACCTCACGATATGATCAATCTCTAAATCATTGATGATCTCTTCAAAAAGAGAGAATGTAGAATCCCGGTGAGTGTCATACACTTCACGAATGACTAATACTGTTCGTTTTTCTTCAAGAAGCTTCAAAATGAGCTTGAGAGCAATGTGATAGCTTTTGGATGATCCGTAACCGCCGACGAGCAGCTGAAATTTTTGATTCCAGTCAAAAAGAAAGTCTTCGAAATGCGGATTGACTTCTTTTACCGTCATTTGCCGTCACCCTTACGAGTTATTGTGATATTCACAGAATTGTCCACAGGGCGGGCAGTCAAGCGTTCAAGCTCTGCCTGTTTCGTCTCGTTTGAAAGATAGATGCCGCGGAGCTTCAATTCATGCTCATCCATTAAGCAAATCATATCGTATTTCTGACGAATGGCTTTCAGCCGCTTATCCGTTACACGAGTGAGCGCCTCTTCAATGTTCAAGATGTCATCAATCGCCCTCATTTCGGTTTCTTCGATTTCAGTCACAACAAGACGCTCATTCATGACCGGGACCGGCTTAACAAGTCCGTTTTTATCCGGCGTCTGGACGATATCCTTTACCTTACGCATTTGTTGCAGCACGCGGCGCTGTTTTTCAGATAGACCGTTTTCTATCCGGCTGATCCGCTGCATCATTCTCCGCTCCCGAAGGCTCAACTCCCTGATCGTTAAATCAATTTGAAAGAGCGGGTCCGTTTCGATTTCTCCGAACAGCTGCCGCTCATCCTCATTTAAAAAATCCCACATGATCGTTTCATATTCGCCGGTACGAACGGAATTTTTATTCCCTTTTGGCGCGGCACCGCCCCTATTCCCTTTTGCATTTTCGTTTCCAGGTGGTGCCTTTCCGCCCTTGTTTCCTTTGGCGTTTTTGTTCCCTTTTGGAGCGCCAGGACGAAAAGAAGCGCTCCCATTCGATTTAGGAGCGCTCCCTTTGAATTTTTCTTCCCATTTATCTGTTGCTTTCCACTTGCGGACGGTGCTGCTTGAGACGCCCAATTCATCCGCGATGTCTTTTAACTTCTTGGTTCCGCTGCTTTCTTTCCATAAACGGAACGCTTCGTCACGTCTTGGATCACGCGGTCTCGCCATTACATTTCACCCACCTCCGCAACCTGAATTGAGTTTGAGTTTGTTTTTAAAATGAGTATTATTTTCTGTTCCGAATAGGAGATGTCCCCCATAAAGAAGGCAAATTAGCTATCATAACCTTGTTTACGCAAACAAAAATGAGATACCCAATATTGGATATCTCTCCTCTCTATAAAAAATAACTTTTTGACCTTGATTAATATGGCATTCTTTTTTTATTACGAGTAAATATTTTTTGAACAATCACATGTAATTCATTTAGGTGGGGTTTAGACATAATAACCTGAGAAATATCGTTAGAGATTACTTTCCTATTTCCAATTTTAATCCCTTGATCATTAAAAACTTTCGCTACTTTACTTACATTTCCGTGGATAGCATACTCTTTAATGACTTTCTTTTCAAATGTATCTGCATCACACTCTTCTGTAAGCTTAATAAAATTGTTTAATTCCTTTACAGTTTGTTTTGCTTTTTCTAGATTCATGTTATTCCCTCCCACCATTATTATCGGACAATTGATTTTCTAATAGAACCCTTTGCAAAACTTGTCGAATAAAAGTCATCAGTTACTAACACAACATTAAAATCAAATTTTCCGCCTAATCCGGCCATTTACCTTTCTGTATGTGTCCTTCTGAATCCCCATAATCTCTTCCCAGTCTTTTCTGGAAAGCTGCTCATTTTTAGCAGCGCAAGCATTCAGTTTCTTTTTATCATCAACAGACAAAAAATCTCTTAATTTCATACTCATTTCTCCTTACCGAATAAACACCACCTTGCGCTATTCGCTTTTTTTATTGAAATGGCTCCAGCAAATCTCCAGGAGGACGCTAAGATTTCAAGGAGCCATGTGAAGAAAATGACTTCCTGTTTAAACGGGATCTCACCGCTTGCGTTCCCCGTGACTATCGCGCGCAATACTGCATAGACTCCAGCCGCTCCTCCTGAAAAGCTGATGACCTTCATCATCATTCGATACATCCGAGTTCACACTTGATAAGGGAAAGGTGCGTCTCCCATTCTGGCCATTAAAAAAGCGGCCACCAATCACCTGCACAACATCATGTGCAAAAGATTAGTGTCCGCAGGCTCTCCGTCTTGGACTAATGTATTCACGTTCGTTTTCTTGTCTCTATCGTATGACAAAATGAAATAAAAAAAGTCCCCCAATTTATCCCCCTTTTTGTCGGATTTTTATCGAATTTGAAGTATAAAAAAACCTTGAAAGGCAAAAGCATTTCAAGGTTACAAATGTTTTATTTAATTTTGTTGTTTTTCTCGTTGTGTATATCATTAATGTCACATTTGGCAATATGAATTTCGTAACTCTTTTCTTCTGAAAATATTTGTGCAATAATCCCTGTCGACTTGTCAGCTATAATGAAATTTCGAGATTCTGAAGTTTGCCAAAGCTCTCCAATTGCCAAAGTGAAGTCAAGAACTTGAACATTTGCCCAAATTGGAAGAGGACAATTCGGAACAAGTATTAACCACTCTTTTTTTTCTTCTAAAAAATTTAGTGAGTTTATAAACCAAGAGATATAAGCTTCATTATCGTCTCCAATTGGTTTAGAATAAGTTGGCTTAGAATCGATTAAACTAAATTGTTCCAAAGGAGTTTCAAATACTTGTAACCACTGAGATTTAGAACTTTCAAACTCTATAAACACTAAATTAGAGAATTGTTCTAAAACTTTTTTTGCTTTCATAAATGCTATTTTTTCTTGAATGTTTTTTTGCCGATGTGTCATTATAATCCCTCATTACTTATTGTAATAAATATGATGGTCTCCATTAGAACCATAAATATTAGAATATCTTTTCTTCTTAAAGTCATAATTAAATGGATTCTCTTTTTCATTTGGCTTCCCTGCATGTGCATGCAATTTTCCGTCATTTGTGTGTTCAGCAACGACCATTTTCCCGTTTGGTGTATCGTATTCATAGTAACGTCCATGATGGGTTGGATTTGAACTATATTCATAGTTTTTATAGTCTACACCCTTCTTAGTTACATCATCGCCAACCTGCCATTGACGTGTAGGTTGTTGTGACCTTGGGACTCCAGCTAAATCTTTTGCCTGATTGAGAGCTTCTTTTCTGTTAAGATTAGGCGTAGCATTAGCACTTCTCTCGGCATTCGAAACCCTTTTCGCCGTCTTCGCACCTTTATTCGCTTTGAAAACATATTTTCCTACCTTGACTACTTTAGTAGCGGGTATGACAGAAACACCGGACAGGATACGGTCAGTGACGGATAGTTTTTCACCAGTCACAGGGTCAACACCTGTTATCGCTCTATAACCATCATAACCACCGGACAATTCTCCAACTGTGTCTTTAGCCCAATCAAGAGCTTTTTCAATGTCGCTTTTCTTCACTCTGCTTTCCGGTATACGACTGACAAGTTCGTATTTCACTTCACCGCCGGATATGTATTTTCGGACAATTTGACCGTTTGAATAAAGCATGTACGAACCGCCGACGAAGTCCTTGCCTGTACCGATTTCATCGGTGACATCCACAGAACCGAGCTTTTTGTATCCCTTCATATTATATACTTTGCCTTTGATGATGCGAATACCTGTATCAATCTTTTTAAAATGATCTGCTTTGGTAAGTGAATCGACTTCAGATTCTTCTTGATCGGACAATTTTTTTAGCATGATTTCCATCGGCGAAGGCTCAGCATTTTCTAACTCTCCCTTTAAACCGCCGACCGGACCGTTAATGTTTGTATTCTCATCCGGTTTTAAAATTGAGCCTTTTTTATAGCTTGTAATCTCGATTTTGGGGCCTGTGTACATTTTCTCAAGCTCTGTGATGTATTTTTGCATCGTTTCAAGGTCTTGTTCAGCAGTTTTAAGAGCGCTTGTCTGTTCGCGGTCAAAAGTGTGCAGCTTTTCAATTGTCTGATTGATTTCCTTTAATGCTTTCCTGTTCTGTTCGTGAAAATCGCTGTCATTCAAATCAGGCAAATCGACAATGTGGCTGACTTTTGCGATCGTGGCATTTGTTTTAGATACCAAACGCTTCGTTGTGCGGTCGGCCGCATTCACCCCTTGTTCCAGCTCGTGTTCGAGAAAGGTTTGCGAAATAAATCCGTTGTGGTTTGGTTCAAGAGAATTCAGCGAGCTTTTCAATTTCTTCAGCGTGGAACGATATTCCTCTATGAAAGTATCATAGAACCGCAAAAAAGGGGTGTGGCACTCCTCGTAAAAGGCGCGGATCGCGTCGCCGCCTTTTCCTTTTAAAGCATCATCAAGTGATGTAATGCCCTTAACACTTTTTTTGACTTTGGCGATTTCGTCTGATTGATGTTTTAATTGTTCCAGCGTTTGATCAATGGCTTTGTGCAACGCCTGAACATCAAGAGTTTTCATAGCATTCTCCTCTAATACTAAAGTGACATACCTCGAAATATTTTACCACTTTATAGAAAGGAATTGGTGAATAAATCCTGTCAATCCATGAAAATGAATCTTATTGAGTAGGCCTTATACCCTAACATGTTCGACTTGTTATTTTCAAATGCCAAAAAAGGAAAATCATTGTCAAAAAATGATCCTTTATGTAAAATGAAACATATGCAGAAAAAGGAAATGAATAAGTTAAATTTTTTGAATATTTAAAACGAATAAATAGAAAGGATGATAGGTTTGAGTACGATAGCATTCGAGGAAGTCGGCCAAGCCATAAACGACTGGTATAAAGCCATCAAACAGCATGACTTTTCCAAAGCCGCAGCCATGAGGGAAGAAATCGAAAACACGTTGCCGAACATGGCAGAGAATCAAACCGTGTTACTATACTTCAACCTAATTGATTCACGCTATAAGCTAATGACAGAGGATTATGACGAATCCGGAGCATTACTGGATAAAGTAAAAGCCAGAGCCTTAGAAAATAGTACTGATGACATGATTCAATATTATTTTTATTTCTTCTCTGGCATGTATGAATTCCATCAAAAGCGTTATGCGAAAGCCATTATGATATACAAAATTGCTGAAGAGCGCTTAAAAAAAATACCTGACGAAATTGAAAAAGCCGAATTTCATTACTACCTGTCAAAAGCATATTTTCAAATCAATCAGGAAGTATTCTCGATTACCCATGCTAAAATTGCTTATGACACATTTAAAGCGCATGAAAGCTATAAAGAAAAAACGATCAACTGTGAAATCATGTTAGGTTCAAATAAGCTCGATCTTTTGCTTTATGGGGAGGCACAAAAACACTACGAAAATGCAAAACGTATCGCGGAAGAAAACGGCTTCCGACTCACCGAAAGTTTCGCTCTTTTTAACCTTGGGGTCTGTTTTGAACGTCAGAAAATGTTCATCGAATCTTCAAATTGCTTCAAACAAGCATTAAGCATCCCTGAACATTTAGAATCGTTTGCCGCCGTCCGTTCAACTTACATGTTGAGCAAAGTTCTGTTTCAATTGGGAGCTTGCGATGTTGCCTTATCATGGTATGAAAAGGCATTGAAAAGAGCGACAGATGAAGGAGAACAAGAGTATCTGGCGAAATTAAATATTGTATACGCTTTGTATGCGGAGCAAAATGACCAAGAGGTAAGAAAAAATATCGCAATTCTCGAAGAAATGGAGCTTTGGACAGAAATCGCCGATCTCACAATGGAAATCGCTGAATACTATAAGAGTGAGGCTGACTATGAAAAAGCCGCATATTACTTTGAACACAGTCATTTTGCGAAAGACAAAATCATCAAAATATCGGAGGCGTTATTGTGAAGAAAAAAACCATTCTGTTCAGTCTGCTTACTGTTTCAGCTTTATTGCTGGCCGCTCCCTTAACACAAGATACAGCCTTTTCAAACAAACCTATTCAAATCACTGAAAAACCAATATCCATCTAAAAAGGGATCTTATTGAGAAGAAAATTTTAATGGCAACGGGATTAACAGCAAGTTATTGAAAGTGTGCACTTTGGTTTAAAAATAGCGGACTCAGGAGAGTCTGCTTTTTTGTTACAGCCCTCAGATAATCCCAAGAGCTGTCGCCAAATTATAGATGGCCCGCCGTTTGACCTGATAGTATTTGTCCTTTTTCAACCCCATCTCCATATAAATCTCAATGTCCTTTATTTTTTGGGGAGAGAGATACTTGGCCTTTATAATCTTTAATTCATCATCATCAAGGCTTTGTTTAAGTGCTCTATCCATCTGACACACTTTCAATTCATTTAAAGAGTGCTGGTCCCTGAGCTGCGGGAAAAGTTTATTCACCCCTGCCGCTTCCCGTTCTTTCCGGTTTTCAAGCTGGACCTTCAAAGCCTTATATCTTTTCAGCTCCCTTATAATCGTATTTCTGACTTCTTTTTCGTCTATAGGCGGCAGAAAAGTCAATTGTGTAGCTGACATGCTAAATCCCTCCTAAAAACAAAAGAACACCAAACAAACGCATCATTGCGCTGTTTAGTGTCCTCAGGCTCTCCATCTTGGACTTATTTATAAATTAAAAAATCATCAATATTAGGCTCTTCAGGAATTAGCTCACTTTGCTTTTCATCTCTCAATAACTCACATCTCATCTTTTGTATAAAAGACTTTGAAGCTACAATATCACGCATTAGATTTCCCTCACTTGAATCTCTATGAAGTAGTGGCCCCAAGGTCGATTCTCCAAATACATACATCTCAGGTGAAAGCCTTTGTCCGTTGGAAATTTTAGTACAAACTCTATTTATAAAACTAGAATAAATATCGGCTCCTTGTACAATAGGGGACTTTTCCGACTCGTGAATTTTAAAAGATTTTAATTTTGTAAAGTGAGCTATAATTTTCTTACCATTCTGTAAGACAAACTGATCAATTTCTTTTTTATTTTGGTAATGCATAAACATTGTTAAATATGAGTCTTCGTACTTTGCATGTTCATCATGAATAATTCTTATTTTATTAGCTTTTATGGTTCTTGAATAGATTTCAACTAAATTGAAGAAAGAATTTAAAATAGTTAAATTTATAGAGGCTAATGCGTTATTTGGATAAAATTCATTTGCTATTTTAAATTCATCAAATATCTCCTCTGTATTGGCATTAGCAATAACTTTTTCCATATTAATATAATTTTTTTCTTTTAATTCTTTTCTAAGCTCTTTTAAAGCTTTATTTAATAATTCATGAGAAGGTTCTTTATATGCTTCACCGAATAATTCTGTAGACTTTTTTGAAACATAATAAAAAACCTCTGCAATTTCTTTCTTTGTACCATTCATCCAAGTAAATGATTCATCGATACCTTTGTTATACTCCGGATCTAAAAATGACTCAACCATTTTTGCAGCCAACAAGTACTTTTTCTCGGCGATTATGAAAAATGGGACAGTTATATCTGATATTTTCTCTATGAGAAGATTTGCATTTTTTTGTCCTCTATTACTTTGTAAAATGTTACTGCCTTTTAACTCTTCTTTATCAGGATAAAATTTTTGATGAAACTCAATAATTCTATTTTTTAATCTATAACTTTGATTTCTTTCAACCATCAAACCTGATAGCACATAAAAAGGTTGTCCACTATCTAGATAATTTCTTCCACTATTACCTGATTCATCGCAAAATACATCAAAATTCATAATTCACAACCCTTTTTCCAAATATTATACTATTTAACTCTAAAGGTGAACAACTATCCAGAGGGGAGGAAACCTCCCAAATTTAAATCCCTTCCGTAATCCGAATTTTTTAGAGTCGAAACTTCCGATCATCTTTTTCTTTTTAGAATCCTTATAACAGAACACACGTACGATAAAGGTTCCGCTACCTAACTTTCTTCTTACTGACGGCAAACTAAATTTTTTAATAGGGGTGAATGATTTAAATCCAGCTGTACTTCCCCCACTGTATAAACCGGTGTTCATCCATTTATAAATATTGGCTGTGTAATACAGCTTTGAGCTGCCTTTCTTTTCAATCTTCCAGTCAACCGTTGAAGCACGGGTAGTGTATGTGCTGGCATCCGTATAGACTCGCGCAGTATATCCATTTCTAATTTGCCAGCCGGACCATACGGCCTCGGCTGTTCCGGTTGTTGTAAAAAATCAATGAACGTTATTCTAACAATGAACAGAAACATCATTATTTTTTTCGATCTTAATCTCTCCATTTTAAAAAAGTTCGTAATCATCAAATCTAACCCTGAAAATCTTACCTTTGGTTGTTTCAACAACTGTGGATCCATGTTCCACAGCTTCATATTTTTTCACCTTGCCGCTATGTCCATCGACCACAAGGAGAGTCACTTTTCCTTTTTCAATTTGCTCTGTAAAAGTTAGATCAGAATTAACGTCTACTTCTTTCCCTCTTTTTCTTTTCAAGTAGGACGCCCCCCTGTATAATTTATTTGGGAGATTTACTTATACACCGGGGCAAATTGCTTCGGTTTTTTATTGGCTAATTTCAAAGTCATAGAGGAGGACGGCTTGTCCCCCTCTATGCAGCGATTGATCATGCAGCACCGTGTTCCTCATCTTCCTGGTCATCCTGATTGTCGTTTTCATCAGGAGAATCTTCTGCTGCAGGCACATCGTTTTCTTGCTTGAACAGCGGCTCCGCTTCTGCGTCCTGGTCTTGCTTCCAGTCCCACCATGTTTCTGCAAGCGGCGCAACTTTCGCGAAATATTGATCCATTAGATCAACAATTTTGCCCGAAGAGATGTCAAGCTCAGACGCCAATTTGCTATAGGATTCACCTTCAA